CCAGGTCCCGAAAGAGCAAACCGCCGTGTCACGGTGCGGCGTATCACGCCGCTCTTAACTGGGCAAAACCAGCCCCTTCCGCTAGGACCTCAGTAGAGTTGACTGAGTACTGCATTCGGTCAAGAACACACTGCTGGTCCGCGGGCTGAGCGCGCAACTCTTGAATGTCTGCTGATGTGGAGATGCTCAAGCGGCAAGGATGAGGCAGCCTTGGCGCTCTTTAGCAAAAGGACGAAGCCTGCCAGGCTGGAAGTTCCCGCCGGTAAACTCTGGGGTGACCCAGCGTTCGCTTGAACATTTCAGCATTGGGAAGGATCTGATTCCCCGTGAGATGATCACTGCCTACGCGACATCGAAGAAGGCCGCTGCTATCGCCAACTCACTTAACGCAGCGGGCGAAGCGGCTATCGTTCGCGCCGCCGCTGGTGAGCCTCTGGCTACGACACCCGCGCCGCTGAGCAGTAGCCCGAGCGGCGAAGCGTGCAGCGCAACCACGCCGCAGATGAGCATCAAGCCCCCGCCGATCAGCCTGGCCGCGCGCTCCCACCCGCCAACGTTCTTCCTATACCACATGGTTCTGTGCTCCGGTTCGTGACGCGCCGCTATGGCGCATTCACCCGGACAAGAGGGCGCAAACCCGGCGCCGGGGTCGCCGCACAAAAAATAATTTGAGGGGGTGGCAGCACACGGGCCGCTATACCGAATTGAGTCCGGTTCGTTTCAAGGACGTGTGGCGCTGACCAGCCGTGCTTTCCCGTCGCGAACCGCCGTGGAGCTCGCTTCCACCTAAATCCTCATGGCGTCCGGACGCCTCGGCCTAGCCAGCTCCCATACCTCGTCCATGGTCATTTCGTTCATGCAACGTATCTTCTCAGGTGGCTTCGGCGGCGCACTCCCGGCTGTCATACAGTCGAGCACTTGCCCAATTAGACCAAGGGCATCGACCTGATCGTCATGCTTCGCCGCGGGAAAGCTTAAGAGTTCGCTGCGCAAGGCCGGATACCAGGAGGCGTGCCTGGGCACGTAAAGCCCATCCAGGGCCATCCTGCCGCGAATGGACTGCGCTCGAACGGCCTTGCCGCCTCGTGTCGGGAATTGCTTGCGGGCAACATAGGCGTGGCGCTCCCGCATTCGGCGCTCGAGGAACGGCCCAACGCCGGCCCTGATCTGTCCCTGCTCCTCAGCCCAGCCGATAGGCTTCCACCGCAGCACGAGATCGCAAAATGGTTCGATCCACTGGTCCGATGCCGCCTGCGCCCGGTGCAAGTCCAGTACATAGATGCGCCACTCCGGATCGACGCCGACGACGACGTGGACGGTGTAGTCGGCACCGTCAGCCGTCACGGCATAGTCGGACGCGCCGTAAACCTTCAGCGTCTCGCGCGGAGGCAGCTTGTCGTAGGGCCGCAGCCAGTCCGCCTGGAAGTAGTCGCCTTCCTCAGGAGCAGGACGCTGCTGATAGAGCGCCGACCAAGTGCGCGCTGGCGTCTTGGTGCTCAACTCGACGAGCTGATTGCCATTTCCATAGTCATCATCGCACCACAGCGGTTCACCCGGCGCGCGCCCAAGCGGATCGCCAGGCTCTGCCAACGCCGGCAGGCTGATGACGCGCCATTCTTCGTGGTTGAGGGCGCGGCCAGCCAGATCGTCTTCGTGAAAGCGGGTTTGAATTAGAATTTCCGCGGCGTGCGGGACAAGGCGCGTCTTGAAGTCGTTGATGTACCAGTCCCAGATCCGGTCACGGATCAGTTCGCTGTCGGCGTCCTGCCGAGACCGAATGGGGTCATCGATCAGGCCCAGCTTGGCTCGAAAGCCGGCTATGCCCGTGCCGACACCCGCCGCGTAATACTCGGCGCCGTTGTCGAGCGACCACCGCCCGGCCGCCTGACTGTCGGAAGCAAGCGAGATGCCTAGAGTAGACGAGTGCTCCGATGTCAGGTTCCTGATGCGCCGGCCCCATTTCTCGGCGAGTTCGGTCGTGTGCGACGCAGCCAGGACGTTGCAGTTCGTGTTCGCCAGCAGCCACGGTGGAAACAGAATGCTCGCGTAGGTCGATTTGGCCGACCCCGGCGGCATGAAGATCGCAAGCCGCACCGTCTCGCCACGAGCGACCTTTTCCAGCTCAGAAATCAGCAGCCGATGATGAGCCGCCGGCTCGAACCCGCAGTGCCGGCACCAATCAGTGAAGCTCTGCCGGATCGCGAGGGCTCGGCGCTTTTCCAGCAATTGCAGCACCTCCCGCTTGATCTCCGGCGGCAAGCAGCTCACGAAGTCTGGCGTCAATCTCAGTCGCAGATCGGCGGGGAGTAACATCCTCTTTCCTCTGGACGTAGTGCCCGGACAGCTCGGCCTTGAGCTTTAAGGCGCTGTTCGCTGCCGTGTATTGCTTGGCGCTCATGGCCGCGCTTTGAATTTCAGCCGCCTCACGCAATAGGCTTTCGAGCGAAATTTTGGCGTCCGCGGCCGCCTCAGCCTGCAACTCGGCAATGCGGGCACAAAACTCCGCATTTTTTAGCAGTCTACTGAAGCCGGTCTCGGCGGCATGTTGCGAGGATTTTGGGTAGACGCTTTGATAGGCTCGCCATCCGATCTTGTGGGGATGACGTAGGCTTGTGCAAGAGCCTCATGGCGCCGATTGGATAGGACTGGCACGGTGCTTATCGAGGATTAGAGGTCATGGGTGAAGTTAGCTTTCCAGGCGAGCCGCCGTTCCATTTGCCAACAGTGCAAGGTGCCTCAGCAACCGCCTTAGGTGAAATCGTAGAGGTGACTCTGCGCGTAGTTGCTCCCGGTCATGGGCCAGTGCCTCAAGTAGTTCGGGCGCCCATAACCTGGAAGATTGCGCGCCAACTACTAGATCAGCTGGGGCCAGCGGTTTTGCAGGCTGAAATGACGGCGGCGAAGTCACGCTGATTCGAGGCCCGCCGTTTCTCTGCATCCATGGCCTCGCCATTCCTCGTGCTGCGCCAAAGTTGGCGCTCGTGGAAGTTGGCGTGTTGGAAACGGCCCCGGTTGTTTTGGCGGTTCCGTGCCGCCGTGCCCCCCTGAGGGCGAGCTGCGAATCTGCGACGCAGCTGCATGGCATAAAATTAGATTCAACACAAGTACAGAACGCACCAGCGCGCACTCGCGCAGCACCCTTCCCAAACGTGCTTGAGCATATTGAGGTCGTAGTCGTGCTGCGACATTTCTTCCGCTGCTTTACTTACGGTAAGGTGGAAACTGCCGCCGCCGCGGACACCGCCACGTCCCCGCGCTCGACCGCAGCCTTGAGTTCGGGGACGGCACCCTTGGTTACTTTGACGGCGTCGCGCACGGAACGGGCAGACACCGAAAGCTTTGCTGCAGCTTGCTCTTGAGAAATAAGAGGCAAATTTGCCGCTTGCTCAGAACAACGGTCGCCGCCGTGGCCTAAATTAGCTATCTTCGCCACCACATACGCCCGCTGGCTTTCGTTCAGGGCTAGTTGCCATCCGCGTTATTCCGGGGCGGTTGTAGCTGGATGGCCAGGATGAGAGGAACGCCGCATCCAGAGGCTGCGCAAACGGGCCAAAGACGGTTTCGTTGATCTTCCTGCATCTAGGTATAAGGACAATTGGAAACCGGCGGCAGTGCCGCCGGGAAATCCGGCGGCGCCGCCGGATCGGGCATTGAAAACAAAAGAGAATTCCGACTAAGACGAAGAAGTAGCCGTTGAGTTGATGAGCGGCAAAGACTTGTTCTTGGCCGCTCGCGCCCTCAAGTTGCGGCAACTGATTAAAATATATAAATTCCCCCTGTTTCCCAACCATGTATTGCGTTGCTTGTCATAGATGACCAATGGCTTCGAAAAAGGGCAGCAAACGCCGCAATAGTGATCCACTCGTTGAGCCGATCTTCGCCATCTCTCCTCTACTTTTAGCTCTTTTAGGCTCGAAGAAATCCCCTGAAGAAAGAAGCGCAATGTGGCGCGAGGCTGATCTATGGGTCATGGAGCAAAGACTTGCGAAGCTTCGATTAATTGCTCAGCGATATGGAATTGATGTCACTACGGATGGCCCTTGGCTACTTCTTACGTTGTTACGGCTAGCTGAGGAGCGTTTTGAGGGGCTTCGCGTGGTCGATGATGCATCACCACGACGAAGGCGAAGGGGACGGCCAAGGGGCTCAACAAAGATCGGCGGCCTTGATTTAGTTAAAGCAATTGATTCTGCCCGATTGCCTGATGATCGACGCCTGCTAGACGCCTGCACCCGCCTTACCCGGAAGCGAGGCGGTCGGTGGGAAGGCGAGTCACCTCAGTCTCTGGAAACCCAGTATTACGCCTGGCACAGAGACACAAAAGCCAAACTGGCTTCGGCTGCCGCTGATCCGCTAATTCGCCGCCTTGAGCGAGCAGCCAAAGCCGCCACGTTACGAGATTCGCAAGGGGGCACCGACCAAGGCACTGATACCACCGCCAACAACTTGTTTGGACTAGCGATGATCGGCCGTTCTTTGAACGGTAGTTAACACTGTAACACTGTGTTGTCGTTAAAACGCCTGTTCTTTCAATATCCTTCGCGTTTAAGGCGACAACGATATTTCGAGCGTTTTAAGGTCGCTTTTTTCGTAGCCCGTTTGGCCTGATACAGCCGTTCCTACTGGGGCTCAGCCCTGCATCAAGGAGGACGGCAATGTCGGCGTTTTCAGGAATATATCTCGATCCGAAGGAAGCTGCGGACTACCTCCGCAGCTCAATCTCGACGCTTGCCAAACTGCGTCATAAGCGGAAAGGGCCGGCTTACACGCGCATTGGAGTGGCCATCCGCTATCGGCGGCCCGACCTGGATGCCTGGATGGCTTCGCAGCTAGTGCAGGTCGATTACAACTCGCCGGCTCAATCTGCCGCTTAATTTAAAAGCCCGGCCACGGCGCGTCACCGCCAGGACCGGGCAAGAGAAAGATTTTGACCAATGGATCAAATAGCCGAACAGGCGACGAGTTTCAACGAAAATACGCCGATCTGGAGCGCGGAATTTCCGCTCAATCAGCGCAACTCTCTCCGCGTTGAAATTGTTTGCCTCAAAGGTTCTCCGATCGTCAGCTTGCGGTGCTGGTTCCGGCCAGACGGTGGGCCGGCACGTCCGACGAAGCGGGGGATTGGCCTCGCCATCCGGCACCTGCCGAACATTGCCGCGCGGCTGAACGAGGCTATAGGCCAAGCACGCGCTGCGGGATTGCTCCCGGACGGGGGTGCTGATGTCTAGCACCACCACCGGCGCGCATCTCGCCATCCATCCGCTCGCGGAGCTCTTCCCGTTACTTGATGGAGCCGAGTTCGACGACTTAGTGAAGGACATCGCCGCCAACGGCGTGCATGAGCCGATTTGGGTTTATGATGGCAAAATACTTGATGGTCGGAACAGGTATCGCGCTGCGCAAGCGGCCGGCGTTGATTGCCCGCTAAGGGAATATACCGGCGAAGACCCGGTCGGCTTTGTCATCTCCCTCAACCTTAAGCGTCGCCACTTGAATGAGA